CTTTTTGCATTGCTGCGACAAATCCTGGGACATCTTTGTCGAGAGGCGCGACGACGCATGAAGATCTGCGGCATCGACCCTGGCATCAACGGCGCGATCGCGTTCCTCGACATCAATCGCGGCGAGGTTCTCATCATCGATATGCCGGTCGGCATCGTCGAGCGAAACGGCAAGGCGAAGAAAGAGATCTCGGCTGCCATGATTGCGGCCGCATTCCAGGCGCACCGGCCCGACGTCGCCTTCATCGAGCGCGTCGGCGCAATGCCAGGGCAAGGCCTCTCCTCGACCTGGTCGTTCGCGTTCGGCACCGGCCAGATCGTCGGCGTCCTGGCGGCGCTGGAGATCGAGACGCACTGGGTCGCGCCGCGCGTCTGGCAGAAGGCCTGCGATCTGCGCGGCGGCAAGGACGGCGGACGCCTGCGCGCAGCCGAACTCATGCCGAAGGCGGCCGCGCAATTTTCAAGAGCAAAAGACAATGGCCGCTCCGATGCGGCGCTGATCGCTTGGTACGGGGCGACACGGTGAGGGATCGCACACATTCCGTGTGCGTGTTTAAGGTGAAAGGTACAAGGCAATGAGCATTCTCAACATCAACAATGGCGGCGGCGGCGGAAACTACATTCGCTTCATGCCATCGGCCAACGCCTGGGTCTTCAACAAGGAAGAGACAACGCTCGACGTCGTCGTCTTCGATCATGCCACCGTGAAGACGGGCTGGGGCAAGATGCAGGAAGGCTCTGCGCCAGAGTGGAACTGGGACGAGCGCCTCGGCGTCAGCGGCGGCATCCCCAGCCAGGAGCGCGACGCAAAGGGCAACCTTCTTTGGAAGCGCGGCTTCGCCATTTCGTTCTTCGCGAAAGGCATCGGCACGGTCGAGTGGTCGTCGACCGGCACCGGCCCGGTGATCGGGTTCGATGAGATTTTTGAGGCGATCTGGGCGCAGAAGGACGCGAACCAGGGCAAGGTTCCGGTCTGCAAATACACCGGCTCGACCGCTCTCAAGGTCGGCAAGGGCAACACCCGCGTGCCGAAGTTCCAGCTCGTCAAGTGGGTCGCCCACGACAGCGTGCCGTGGGGAACGGAAGACAAGGCCGAGGCGGCAGCCCCTGCCCCAGCACCGGCAAAGAAAGCGCCGCCTCCTGTCGACGACGACATCTCGTTTCAGTGAGGCGTAGATCATGGATAATAAGCCGAAGATCACGCTTGCAGAAGCAAAGACAATACTTGATGCATCATGCCACGCCCCTCGCGTGACAGAAGAAAGCATCAACGCCAAGATCGCGAGCGTCGGGTATCACCGCGACGCGCACACGACCATCTGCGTCATCACCATGAACAATGGGTTTCGTTTTATTGGCACAAGCACGCCTGCTGCGCCGGAAAACTATGTCGCGGAAATTGGCGAGCGATACGCGTACGACAACGCGTACAAGCAAATTTGGACGCACGAAGGGTATCTGCTTCGAGAGCTGCTTTCACAGCAGATTTGAACAGAACGGCGGGGGCCACGGCCCCTGCCCCCAATCATCTCGTCGCGGGCTACCATGCAGGACTACAAAAACATCATCGGCGCAGTCGCGCTGCATTATTTCGGCCTGCCGAACGCATCCTTGTCGACGCCCGACAAAGAGCTGCGCTTCGGCTCGCACGGCAGCAAGTCCGTCGACCTCATCAAAGGCACATGGTTCGACCATGAGGCCAACGTCGGCGGCGGCGCGGCCGATCTCATCAAGTTCATGGAGCCAGGCGCGTCAGTCGTCGACAAGCTCGAACAGTTCGGGATGCCGAAGGCCGAGAAGATCGAGCGCCGCGAAACCATTTTCGATTACACCGACCAGGACGGCGCGATCCGCTACCAGGTCATCCGCATCGATGACAAGGCCGGCAAGACATATCGGCAGCGGCGCATCGATGAGGCGACAGGCCAGCCCATGTGGGGCATGGCCGGCGTCACTGCCCTGCCCTACCGCCTGCACGAACTCGCTGCCTCAACCCAGCCCGTCTTCATCTGCGAAGGCGAGAAGGCGGCCGACGCGGTGGCAAAGCTCGGCCTCATCGCAACAACAAATCACGGCGGCGCGACCAAGTGGTGGCCGCCCCTCACCGATTGGTTCCGTGGCCGCCAGGTCATCATCCTGCCCGACAATGACGAGCCTGGTGAGAGGCACGCGCGCACCGTAGCCGACGCTCTCACCGGCACCGCCAAGTCGATCCGCATCCTTCGCCTGCCAGGTCTCCCGAAGAAGGGCGACGTCGTCGATTGGCTGATCCTGGGCGGCAACCGCGACCAGCTCACCGAGCTGGTCAAGAAGACGCCTCTCTATGATCCGCTCCAGGTCGAACCGTTGCCGGCCGAGCCGGTGGCGACCGAGAAGCAGGCGACGCTCGATGCAACGCTCTTCCGTTATATCGACCCGTCGCAGATCCCGCCTCGGCGCTTCATCTATGGCACGCATTACATCCGCAAGTTCGTCAGCCTGGACGTGGCTCCCGGCGGCGTCGGCAAGTCGAGCCTGGTCATCGTCGAGGCGCTCGCGATCGCCAGCGGCAAGCCGGTCCTGGGCGTCAAGGTTCATGAGCCAGGCAAGGTCTGGTATTTTAACGGCGAAGATCCGATCGACGAGATCCAGCGCCGCGTGGTCGCAGCCATGCGCCACCACAAGATCAACCCCGAAGACATCGGCGAGAACCTGTTTCTGGACAGCGGCCGCGCGCAGCCGATCGTCGTCGGCGTGCAGACCAGGGACGGCGCGCTGATCCAGGAGCCGGTGGTCGAGGCCGTGGTCGACGCGATCAAGCGGCACAAGATCGACGTCGTGACGCTCGACCCCTTCGTGTCGACGCACCAGGTCAGCGAGAACGACAACAACGCGATCGAGCGGGTCGCCAAGACGTGGGCGCACATCGCCGATCTCACCGGCTGCGCCATCAACCTCGTCCACCACAGCCGCAAGACGGGCGGCAATGAGGTCAGCGTCGAGGATGGTCGAGGCGCGTCAGCCCTCGCCTCCGCAGCGCGATCAGCTCGCGCCTTTAACCAGATGACGGACGCCGAAGCAGCCAAGGCCGGCGTCGACAACCGCCGCTCCTATTTCCGCGTCGACAACGGCAAGGCGAACCTTGCCCCGCCATCAGACAAGGCGACCTGGTATCACCTGGTCGGCGTGCCGCTCGGCAATGGGCAAGGCTGCATGGACGGCGACGTCGTCGGCGTCGTCACCGCTTGGGAATGGCCCGACCCGCTCGCCGAGATCTCGGTCGACCACCTGCGCGCAGCGCAGCGTGAGGTGCAGGCAGGCGGCCCATGGCGTGCCGATGTGCAGGCTAAGGAATGGGTCGGCCACCCAATCGGACGCGCCCTCAAGATCGACACAAGCAACAAGTCAGGCAAGGCGAAGGTGGCCGCGCTCATCAAGACATGGATGGCGACCGGGATGTTCATCGAGGTCGAGGGACGTGATGCAGGCCGCAAATCGCGCCGGTTCGTCGAGGTCGGAGAGTTCGCAAATGATTAGGTGCGCCACCTTGAAAGGTGCCGCGCTGCAAGGTGTCGCGGTTACCGCAAGAAACTGCGCCACCACCACCCCTTATAGGGGGTGGGGGGTGGAGCGGCGCAAAGTGGCGCGGAAAATAGGGTGGCGCAAAAGATGAAGACCAAGCAGACCGGAGTGCGCAAGCCGGAGAAGCCCGACCAGTGGTCGATCAGGTCGAGCGGCGATTGGATCGTCCACGACAGGATGCAGTCGGCGCTGTGGGACTATGACAAGAAGATCGTCGAGGTCGAGAAGGTGTGGGGCGTCGATCGGCTGCCGTACCTGGTGAGCGATGCGACCAGGCAAAAGTGGTGGCGCGCTGTCGATGCGCTGAACCAGGCAATCTATGACGGCGACGCAGACAAGGTGCGCCGCCTGGTCGACAACCTGGTCGCCGGTCTCGATCGCCTGGTCGATGAGGCGCAGGAGCGAGGAGCGCAGCCGCTGCAGCCGGAGATCTGGGAGACGCCCATCGAGGATGGCAGGACGTTGCGCATCGTCAGGACGTGGCCTGAGAGGGCGTACAGGCCGGAGAAAGACGACACG